CGCCCAACTTGCCGTTGTGCCGTTTGACGTAAGCACTGTGCCGTTTGCGCCAATTGTCGATAAACCAGTACCACCATTAGCAATAGACACTGGCAAGGTTATGGCAGCAGTTGCCGCTGTTGCTAATACAGTGATTGTCCCTGAATTGTTGTAATACAACTTACCATCAGGGACATTTAACGCCAATTCTCCTACAGCTAGATTACTCGTCGTCGGTTGATTACCGGGAGTCGTGCTGCTGAATAGAATAATTGGCGTGTAGTTAGTTTGTGCCATTAAAAGGTTCCTCCTGAAATACCGCCAGTTATTCCTGATCCGACAGTCAGTATGTTAGTTGACGAATTAAAACTAAGATTTGCAGATTGTGCCAAAACACTGGTACTTGATGCAAACAGTAATCCGTTCGCGGTATATGCAGATAAGTTCGTACCGCCATTCGCAACCGGCAAAACTCCAGACACGCCCGTCGCCAAAGGTAAGCTGGCACCTTGAGACAGGTCGTAGGTGTCACCAACCTGAATCTCCTGAATGGATGTCGTATTAAGTACGAGTGGATAACGTGCTGTCATTTTTTAATCCTTAGAAGCAGGTCACATTGACCGTAGTAGATCCGTTATGCAGTAATACCGGTAAAAATCCATTCGCAATAGGTACGTCTACTTGACTGCCTGCATGATTCGTTACCGGCAAATACGTAGGGTTAAGCTGCCACGCAGCCGTTGTACCCGTGGATTTTAATACGTAGCCTGACGTTCCGATACCTAAACGAGTGGCGCTATTAGTGCCATTACCTACAATCAAGTCACCAGTAGATGTAATTGGCGATAGGTTATTAAAGCCTGCACTTGCAGTTGTTGCGTTTGTGCCGCCGTTGGCAATTGATACCGGTGCAGTAAGACTAAACTCAGTACCGGTTAAAGTAAGGCCGTTGCCTGCGGTGTACGTACCCGCACCAGAAAACTGAGTCCACGAAATTGGGCTTGTACCGACTGTAGTAACCGGCAGAGTTTGCACCCAGCTAGTATTCCCATACAACGTGCCGTAGGTAACAAACGTAAAGTCACCGTCGGTGATTTCTACATTCGTATCAAAGTCAGTCGCACGAGTTAATACCGTACCGCCTGTAGCCCATGTGTAGATACCGTTATTAGCGGCAGTGGCTTCGTTTTTAACCAATATACGGTTGGTATTAAGCAGGGTATAACCGTCAAGAATGGTCAAAGGTACAGACAATGTAAGCGTAGCGCCTACGCCTGAAGAGCCATTGTTGTACGTTACCGTACCACCCGTAATGCTTGCCAGAGTGCCTGTGGTAGCCGCATCGCAGGCTGCATGGACATTCAGACCCTGAGCCACCGCATCTACGTACTGTTTGGTAGCCAACTGCAATGCGCTTGTTGGATCTTGCGTTACCTCAACCGAAGTTAACCCAGCCAGCGTTAATGCTGTGGCGCCTAACGCTACATTGGTAGTGCCAAGAGTCAATGAGCTGTTTGTTAAAGCCGAATTCGGGATATTGCTAAACGTATTCGCTGAACCGTTGATGGTCTTGTTTATCAGCGTTTGCGTATCCGTCAACGTAGCGACAATAGTCGTATCAATCGTTAACGTGCCAGTGGTGGTGATAGGGCCACCTAAAAGGCCGTTTCCGGTACCCACTGAGGTAACACCCGTTCCACCGGCAGCTAAGGTAGCCCACGCACTGTTGACGTAAACCTCAAACACCCCGAGTTCAGTGTTGTAGCGGATGGTTCCGTTTACTGCCGCCGCTGGACGAGCTGCCGTATTACCAGACGGCAAGATCGTGCCGCCAGTACCCGGCAACGTCGGATTTTGAGCAATACTAATTACAGGGACAGTTGTGCCGTTTACTACTGAGATTTGATTTACAGTGCCCTGCACATTGGTGACAGTACCGTCGCCGGTGCCAATGGTTGCCCATGCGCTGCCCTGATAGAACTCAAACCTTGATGAATCTGTGTTGTAGCGAACTACGCCATTGACAGCCAATCTCTGCGCCGAAGTGCCCGAAGGAACCTGCACACCACCCGTGCCTGGCAATATTGGGTTGCTGGCAATGCTTATTGTGGGAGCACCACTGATACCAGTTCCGTTAGTAACGCCAATCTGATCGCTCGTGCCCTGAATCGATGTCTGACTAAACGTCGATCCATTGATGGTCATCAAGCCTGTGCCGCTTAAACTAGCTAGGTTTTGAAGGTTAGTATTAACGCCGATTACAGGGTCGCCAGAGACGCCAGAACCATTGGATATGGTCATGCCTGCACCGACAGTTAACTGTCGATTGGTAACCGTGCTGGCACTGTCCTTGACGATTATGCCGGTGCTTGCGCCGTTTAAGCTTGCTGCAGCACCCGTCATGTTGATTGTTAGCGTACTTCCGGCGCCGCCATCAGTTAATGACAGGCCTGTGGTAGCCGACAAATAACGAGCTTGCGTTAGACCTGCGGTCGATCCAACAGTCAGAAATGGGTAATTAAGCGCACCCGCACCTGATATCGCACCCGTCGTCGTCTGTACCGTTACGCCATTTTGCACAATCGGCACGGACTCCGCGCCAGTTAGCGCAGCAGCATTCGGCAATTGGGTTATGGTTACTTGTCCACTCATGTCGATGTATTCGTGTTAGGTGATGGTGTAATGATGTCTGTATTGCCGTTCTGTAACGGTGTCGTCGATCCATTCTCGGTGCTGATATACCACTCACTTGGGTTACCACCCGGTATATTATCGCCCGTTGGTGTCAACACTAATCCGTTATCATCAGCCGCAACATTCACATCAGGCCTTGGGTACTGCAATGTAATACGCTCAGTCTTTCTAGCCGGTAGTCTATACGGGTCTTTTTCATCAGCGCAACCGCGAGTACATACCTTCAAACCCGGAAAGTTTGGATCTGGCATGGCCTCGATAATTGGACGCTTCATCTTGCATCTGTCGCAGATGAAGATCGCAATTAACGCATTTCCACGAGTATCTAACCATTTAGGCATGCTTACTTCGTATAAACAGAAATGTTAGGGCTGAAGTAAATAGGCGACTTATCGCGCTCTTCATTTTCAGCCATGATGAAATACTTCTCTGCCTGACCCTCCAAATAGCCTACTCGAGCCAAATCAACGCCCGGCAAAAGCATAGCCATTTGATGCGCCAACAAAAATTGAATAGCCTGATTCCACCGTTGTGGTATTTCAAGCTGACCACTTAATGAGCCCACATCATCAATTTGACGCGAATACCACACAGTCATCTGCACAAAAGCATTCGATGGAGTAGGCCACAAAGTGATCTTTGGCTGTGGAATTTGCCGGTTAAACCAGAATTGATAAGGCTGATTAGCCGTAAAGTTCTTGTTTGGCAGGTTCGTATAGTCGTCACGATTCAATCGTGCCATCGTAATTTCAGTGGAATTGCAGCCTAAATACCACTCATACAGAGCCAAAGTAGTGCCGCCATAAGCCTGAATTCTGTAATAAGCGACGTTCGCACCGGGGTCAATGTCTTGGAAAATCCACTGACCATTCGTCACTGTGACGTTCACCGCAGTGTACAAAGTAGTCCACGTAACCCCATCAGGTGACGATTGGAAGTAATAATTCCACACCGCAGTACCAGCAGCCACATACGGCATGATGCCGATAGAGCCGATGTACTGGGGGTCGTTTGCACCGTAATTGACTGTGAACTCACCATTTGCCGATCCTTGCTGGCAATAGGTCGATGTGTTGCCGTCGTATATATTGGCTACCGTGCCGCCTGCGCTTGAGCTGTAAGAGCCGCTAGGACGCGTCATAGTGCGGTACAGGGCGTTTAAAACGTCTACCCCACCCAAAGGTAGGTCGTACTCGTATTTGTTCGGCTGAAGGCCGTATACGGTCTTGTTGATAGCCCAGTAATTAATACCCTGATTGATCAGGTTGCTGAGTACGAAGAATAGGGCTTGCTTTGAGGCAATTACTTGTTCAAGGGTGAGTTCTTCCGCAAGCTTGCCCGACAGACGAGCACCCTGATCAATAAAGTTCTGTACTGTAACTACTGTGGTTCCGACAGTACCGCTGTAAGCCATATATCACCTTCGAGTAATTGAATTACCAGCTCTTATGTTTGGAGTTTCTGGTTTCAGCAGTATTAACTTTGCAATCTTTCAGGTTGATAGAACCACCCTTTTTCTTGCCATGCTCTTCGTCATACTCAGACTGCATCTCTTTGCCGCTTTGTATAGGAACGCCTAATTTTTTAAAGTCAGAAGAAATCTTGCCGTTGTCATCCTCAGACTTTAAATAATTACCGGCATCATCAAATGATACTGAGCTGTATTTAGACGAAACCTTGCCATTTTTTGTTTGGTTTCTAGGCGATCTGACGCCCATACACGGTCACCACTTCCCATAATGGGCTCCTCAGTAATTCAATTACCAGCAATTTTTGTGTTTAGGGTTTTTTTCCGCAGTCTTAACCTTGCCGCCTTTTTTCTTTGATAGCAGATCATTATCTGTGGAAATATCAAATTTCTTTCTACCACTTGGCGGTATCTTTTCGCTATCAACCCAATCTTTTAATGCTTTGTCATGATCTTTTTGTCTTTGCTCAGGAGTTCTGTATGGCGCATTAGGCAAAGGCTTGATGTCATCAAAATTTGGCTTCTTGCCGCTTTTTGGCAAAGGCATTACTCCATCATTGGTGTCATCAAAATTTCCAATTTTTGGCATGATTTTGTCCTTTACCAGCTCTTGTGTTTGGAGTTGCGAGTCTCTGCAGTGTTTACCTTGCAGTCTTTTAGGCTAATCTTGCCGCCATTTTTCATACCAAGGCCTTTTTTGTAGACAGTGCCGTACTCTTTGGCAAACTTAACGACATCGTCACCAAGTTTAGACGCCTTACCTTTGACGTAATCAAAAGCCTCGCCAAGCGCCTTACGAGGGGCTTCGTTCTCTTCTTTTTCTTTAGCCTTTTCGCGCAGGTAACCAGCGTATTCGTCTCTGTTTAACTTATCTTGCGCTGCATTCTTTGCGTAATTATCTTCTGCCATGATTTTTTCCTTTACCAGCCGGGGCATTTCCACCGCTTTAGCGATGCTTTAGCCCTCGGAGCATCACCACTTGAATGTTTAACCACTCCCGACATTCTCGCGCAAAAGCTGTCTTTGCGCGACCCACCTTCTGGTTGTGGAGCCTTTAAATGTGAGCCTGTCTCGCGGTTATATTTGGCTCGTCCTTTGGCTGTTAAGCCTGCGCCTTGATCAACAGAAAGCTTCTCACCGCGCCCAACAGCCAGACTAACGCCACCTTCTTTCATCTTGGCAGTCTTAGCTGATTGTTTAAACGCATCAGCCGTAGGAGCGCCTTTGCTGCCGGGCTTACGCATCTTCTCACCAGAGCCGTGTGCGATACGCTCTTGCTTGGCGTGGATATTGGCATACAAGCCACCGCCGTCAGCCTTCTTGGCTGCACGTTTAACGCTGTACGCAATCGCTACTGCCTGCTTCTGAGGCTTGCCTGCAGCTATCTCAGCCTTCACATTATGCGAAAAGGCTTTCTGTGATTTGGATTTGGTAAGAGGCATGATTAGGCGTATGTTTTAACCATCTCAAGAACAACCGTGTATGTATCACCATTAGTTTGATCTGAGGTGCTAAACACAATATTTCCGTTTTTGCCTGCGCCTGCATTGTTTGTAATGCCACCAATTTTTGAAAAATCATTTTCATAGTTGGTGTTAACTGTAGACAAGAAAAACGGAACGTCTGTTGTGGCATCCCAATACATACGAACTTCCATGCCATGGCAGACTGAAGTAATTTTATTGACTATTACTCCTGTGCAAGCTTTTCCATAGCTATTTGGCGAGAGTGTTGAGACATTAACTTTAGTAACGGCATTTTCACCAGTACCATCACTGATGTTTGTAAATTTCATGACAGCAAGACGTTCACCGTCCATCAATGTTTGGGTTGTAACGGCATCAGCCATATTTATCTCCAATGAAAAGTAGGGGAGCCGAAGCCCCCCTGACTTATTTTACTTTGCCACCACGCTTGAAAGTGCCTGATTGCAAGCTGTTTGCCACGGGCTGGCTGACAAAATGTTTAGGCATTTTTACTGCCTTACCATCGTCAACTACATTACCCCCCGTGGCGTAGGCTTTTTTTGAGGCCATACCTCCACGCTTGTAGCCACCGGCATTCGACTCTTTTACTTCACCGGTTGTGGTGTCTTTAACACCGGGCTTGGCTGTATTGGCTGGACGATTCTCCCAATTACCGCCTTCGATAGCATTACCTAGGCCGGGAACATTGCCACCCTTTTTAAAGCCGCCAGCGTTAGAAACTTTGATGCCACCTGTGCCATGAGCTGAATCTTTCGTGGCTGTGTGCATCACAGTTTTAACGTAGTCTTTGCCCTTCTTGTTGGTGTCAGCAGGAATAGCACCGCCAGTAGCGTAACCACCGGGTTTGCCTTCTTTGACTTCACCAGTGCCATGAGCTTTGTCAGTCTTATCACCATCGTGCATCTTAGTCTTTGCAAATTGCTTTGCATTGCCCTCAATGGTCGTCTTGGTCATAGCCTTGTCAATTGAACCGCCAGAAGCTTTTTTATGAGCTTTTGACATAGACATAGCTTCGTGATGCTTGAGTTCTTTTTCAAGCTTGGCGCAATCGGCTGTTGAGCCACCCTTTTTCATGCCGGCAAGAGCTCTACGCACTTGCATAGCACGAGCGTTACGAGCTGCTGCGTCCATCTGACCTAGATCAGCACGGCCCATAGCTTGCATAGGAGCTGCGGGAGCTGCACCAGCAGGCATAACAGCAGGGTTAGCCATAGCGCCGCCGTATTGCTTGTGAACAATCTTGCCACCCTTCTTGTACTGGTTAGGGTTCATGGCCTTAACACGGGACATGATGGAAGGCTTTTTAGGAGCCTTACCAGACTCTGATTCAAATGCGCTAGAGTGAGTTGACATAGGCTTGTGACCCATGTCTTCCATCTTGCTGGCAACCTTGCCACCCTTTTTAAGCTTTAGGATGACTTTTGGCTCGTCGGTCATCATCTTGACCATTGGTTTGAATTGACCCATGACTGTCTCCTTTAAGCTTGGGTTACGCCAAGTGCACCAGTGCGAGTAGCATTCGGGCCTACTGCAATACCGGGTAACAGGATTCCCATTACTGTGCGAACGATACCGTTCGATGCAGTAGCAGGTACGTATGTACCACGAACATCACCAGTAGTTGTAGTTGCAGTAGCTGTCTCTGCAGCGACAAACGTACCAGCATCTTGAGCCAATGTGTTGTTGCTCTTAACGCTTGCAATGTAAGCCACGTTAAATACACGAACTGGCAAACCAAGGATGTCAGTTGTACCGATTGCAATCGTTGCACCTAAAGCGCCCGAGATTGTTGCGCTAGAGATTTGGAAGAACGCTTTCTTACCATTCACAGTAGTAGACTGAACTGTGCCTGTGGCAATTACTTCGCTCATTGGCTGACCGTAATAATCGTATCCAGAGATGGTTACGTTACGGTTAGTCAGAGTACCAGTGCCAGAAACAATGCTTACTGCGCGTGGTACATCCAACTGAAGTACGGTTGTGCCATCAGTACGAACAACAGACTTAACAGAGGTGCCTGCAGTCAGCGTGATACTTGCCGAAGTTGTTTGTGCGGTAGCAATGTTATTTGCAACCAACGCTTGTGGAACTACATCCCAAACGTAGATACGACCTAGTGTGCCAATACCTAAATCCATTG